GATCAGTTGTTCTACGAACTAACTTAAAGTTTCCAGCTAAAGTTTTCTCTTTACCTTTTTTATAGCCTTTTGCTCTAAGAGTATCAATGTTTCTAATATCAACTTGACTAGTTCTAATTCTTGAGATTGGGCTCTTATGAACCTTGCTCATTACTACTGAAATCCATCCTTGGTCACTAGTAATTAATTCTGGAGCACCTGGTCTAACATCTTGGTATTCTGGGAATAAAGTTGTTACATTTCCATCTCCAGATTGTACGAATCCTCCAGCTAAAGCATCATGGCTAAGTGAATTTTCCTCAGCGTAATATTCTAATGCTGTTTGGAATGAACCTACATTGCTAGATTTAGCTAAGTTAATGATATCCATCTGATCACTATGTGTAAGTACTCCTCCATTTTGAATTTCGTCTTGATCGAATACATTGTGTTTCATGTTATTGTTTCCTCCTTCTTCATCGTCATCTTCCATATCCCCATTTTCAAGAGCTTGACCAACTAAAGCATAAACTACTGTTTTTTGTTCCTCATTCAATGTGTCAAATACATCTTTTACTGTTTTTTCTTGATTTTCCATAGTATCCTCCTTAGAATGTTCTATTTCTTTCTTTTTCTTTTCATCAGTTGAAGAGCTTCCACATCCAGCGTGAGCTAATACTATATCTTCGCCTGTGTAGATTACTGCTTCTTCATCTGACTCTTCTCCATGTTGCATTATAGAATCTATATATGCTCCTGGATTAGCACCTGCCAATACAAGACTCACTTCACGAATGTCTCCATGTAAAACATTTGACATTTGTTGTTTTAATTTATTCGCATATATAGATAATTGATTAACATCTCCATGCTGAACTAAAAGTTTAGCAGTTCTTCCAGATTCAGTGTCATTAAACTTGCAATAAGCATAAACACCATCCTCTTTATTCTTTAATAATGCATGTCCAAGAACTTCATTTGGATCATTATGTTGATGATTCCAAACCAATGGTACTACTTTCCCATCGTTATGCTTGAATGCATCTTTCATGATAGTTCTACCATCTGAACATTTAAGATTTGCTCTGGTAGCCCATCCACTGAAATCATAATCATTCTCCATTTTGATTTTCTCCTCCTTCGTCATAATATTCAGTCATTTCGTCATCCATTGGTCGATCTTGGTTAGGCTGACTTATATTGCTGTTTACAAGTTGATCAGCTTTAGGATCTTTAGATGGTTTTCTTCCAATAATTTGTCTAATTTCATTAGAAGATAGTATCTCATTTCTAGTAAACTTATCAGCAATTTCTGCCAATTCATTGACAGGCACTAATTTAAATGGATCTCTAAATGCTTGAATTGACTGTCTTCGTGTTCTAGCTGTTTTGCTTAGGAACTTTCTTTTTAATTCATCAACTATAGCGTCTACAAAAGGTGCGATAGAACGATTGTAGTAGTTAAGCATTGTTTTTTCGTCAGCTGTTCCATCTAATACAGATTGAGTTATCCCTAACTGGCTATATAGCATACTCGTTAGTGACTCAACCTGCGTAAATAGATTATTATCAACCGGACGATTCAACTGGGTAATTCGCTCAGTACCATCTGTATAAGCTATACCATACTTTGAACCTACTAATTGCATTTCTATATCTTTACGCCTTTTTTCAGCTTGTTGACGTCTAGCATCTGATTTAACTACATATGGTAATTGGATTATTAAATCTAATTTTCCAGAACTATTTTGTTCATCAACCATATCTAGCAATGCAAGTTTTCTTTTTAAACGTTGCATAGTAGAATTTTGTTCGTTAATAACTGTATAAAGAGGATTCTCTATAATACCGACAGTCTTTTTTGGCAATATTAATTCCTCTTTCTTTCCAGTTTTCTCATTATATAATTGTACTCGTACATGTTCCGGATACCATGCTAAGATTTTACCAGTGCGCATCGACACAATATCGTATGAGTTTGTATCTTTTGGATTTAATGTTGTGTCAACTGGAACTATAGCAACAGAACCTTCATCCAACATTGACATTACTATATCTTGTATAAACGCTCTTCCTGTCTGATCTATATTGGCTTCTAAAGTTAAGCAATTATTTAAACCAGAATCAATTGTTTCAATATATCTATTGTCTTCATCTAATTTGCAATGTACGATATCTATAGATGCTACGTCTAAAGCAATTTTATTGAATATCGAATTTATAATCGAGCGCTCATTTCCTCTCGTTAGTCTAGGTCTATCTGGTCTATACGAATAACCCATACCTACACCTTGATAATTGTATGTTGGATCTTTGTTCATGAAAGCATTCCAAGCGTGTTGGAGTCTATCAAATATTTCCATTTTGAATTTTACCTCCTATTTAGTTGAAACAAATTCATCATCTCTACTTGCAACCACTTGATATGGTAATGCTAATGTGGATGCTATTAGATTTGATTTCATGAAACTTGCTGCTCGTGTATGTCCAGCAGCTCTTAATCTATTATAATTACCAGCTCCAAATGGGCCCATAAGTAAACCTTTAGCAATTGACCTACCAGCGGTAGTGCTTTCAACATAAGTTTGTCTGTTCCTATCACGCTTTTTAAACGTGTCTAATTTTCGTTGAGCCTGTTTAATTTTATCAGCAGACTTTCTATTAACTGGTTTATCTATCGTCTGCATTTTTTGAAGTTTTTTCTCCCATTTCTTTTGGCCATGAGATTTATAGGTATAATTAGTTCCTTGTTTTCTAGCTTTTCTCATCCCCCATTTCATACCTAATACTCCATAATGATACAATTCATTTTGACTATCGTTATACATTTCAAAACCTCCTATGTTAATTTATTAATAATCATATCAGTAACATATGAACGGCCAATTTCTAACGCCATACTACCAGCTAATGAAGCAATTCCTACAGGTCCTAATGCCATAGCAAATGGTACATTTGTACCTATAGCGTAACTATTCATTCCTGTTATAATTTTATTAACTGTTTTAGCTCCTTGTTTTAATCTTCTATGTGGTACTTTATTTATTGCCATGGAAGCTATACTTGATTGCGTTTCTCTCAAATCAGTTTTATCTTTTATCGGTCTAACAAGGGTATTAAATTCTTTTAAATGTTTTCTTTTATCTGTATTTGCTTCTTTTATTAATTGTTTTCGTCTTTTTTTTCCTATTTCACCAGTGTCATACATATCTTTAGCTTTTCGCACTTTATCATTGCGTAATCGATTTTCAATTAGTACACTATCATTCCAAGCCTTTCGCATAGTATGAGATCTTGGTGCTGTAATACCGTTATCGCGCATCCGTTTTTTATTAGCTTTTTGCTCATCAGATTTCCTAACGCCCCATTTCATTCCTTTCACGCCAAAGTGATAAAGTTCGTTATTTTCCATTTTAATTCGCCTCCTATTTGCGCTTAACATTTTTAATAGCATTAATATTTTTAATATATCTAGAACCTCTCGAAATAGTCTTAGCTGCCAGTACTCCAGTACTAACCGCTAATATTGGAATCCCTCCAATAGCAGCTCCACTTATGAAAGACAATCCAGCTTCGATTCCGTGTGCGGATAATGTAGCTATAGATGCTGTACCAAGTGCACCACCGAGAGAAATACCAATGCCTTTTACTGCTGTTTTAGCGGTAGATCCTGCAAAATTTGTGGATTCAGAACGAAGAGCTTGGGCTTTGGAACGCATTGTTTTGACTCGACCTTTAGCATATCGATTACGTTCCGCATCAGTCATATACTTTAGATTCGCAGCATCACCGCTAGCACGTTCTTTGCGTTTTAACTGCTTCACTAAATATCTATCGTATGTACTGGTATGATTTGATGTCCTATCTCGTTCTTTTCGAACACCCCACTTCATACCTTTTACTCCGAAATGGTATAGTTCGTTATTATCCATTTTAATTCGCCTCCTATTCAAAAGCATCTTTATTAAGTTTGTATGCAATATAGGCATCCATCATAGCTGCCACTGCATCGATCTTCTGTTCATATCGTTTCTTTAATAGTTTTCTATTGCCATTTGTATCCTCTAAAGTTACGCAATTTCCCATAGCAAATGTCATAAGTTCTTCGTCGAATAAAAGCATTCTTTCTTCTGAAAGTTTTTTTAATTCACCTAATGGAACAGATTCTGTTTTAGCTCCTTGGATAACTTTCTCTATTCCGAATGGTCCATTTTCTCGTTCCCATCTTTCTACAAATTCTCTAGCATTATATGGATCGAACCCGAAAGAACGAACATCATAACCACGTTCGACAATATGATTGTCTAGATCGTCATAAACATCCATCATATCCAACACCGTACCTGACATAACAATAAGACTTCCTTCTTTCATGAATTCGTCATATTTCATTCTCATAGCCATTGGTAGTTTCATTAATGTAACTTCAGTTATATAGTTTCTAGTTTTAATACCAAACGATCCATTTGATAATGGGAATAAAAATGTAAATGCACAAAAGTCATCACCTTGAGATAAGTCGGCTCCTAATGAACATGGCATTTCCCAATAGTCTCGTTTTCTATGTGGCAATGTTTCTTCATAAGTGAAGTAATATGTATAACCTTCCATAGGTATTCCGAAACGTTTTGCTAAAATATCATTCCTAGTAGCTGGAGCTTTTTCGGCTCTATCAACATCCAATTGATAGGTTTCATAGGTTACAGTCTTACCAAGATTTGGATTTGCTTTTAACCACATCTCCGGATTTGATACTTCGTCAACTGAATCTAGTTTATACCACCAAATGGATACATGCGGATTAATGTAATCTCCTTTTAGAATCTCCATTAACTCCATTTTGACTGTATCACCACTACCATTACGAACTGTACCTTCAGAACTTGTAGCTATTATTAAATAGTCATCATTCTTAGAAGCACCTTGCTCAATAGCACCAATAACATCCTCTCGAATGTCACCAGAAAGCCATTCATCGACACTAGCTACTTTGCAACGTAAACCTTGAAGTTTATCGATACTCATAGGTCTTACTTCAAGTAAAGAACCAGTTAAGAAATTCTCTATACCTTTCTTAGTCGGTACGAGTTTTTGCCTATTGGCTCTTGAGCCTGTTGTATTTTGTAACGATCCTTCTGTTAAGAATTTAAACAATGGTCCTCTGGCTCTTGTTATTGCTGTACGGTATGGGGCCATAACCTCTTCAGCTTGTTTCATAGTTGGTGCCGTTGTAATTTGGTGTGTTGTAGACGTGTCAACATTCTCATAGTAAGCATGTATGCATGTATCATATAACGATTTGGCCGCTCCACGTCCTACTATAAGATATTGTTTGTTGATCAATCTTTTCTTAATAGACTTTTTAACATACTGCCCACCATGCCCATCTGGAAATGGTTCATACACACTTCGTTCAATAAAGTAATACCAACCAAACACTTGTTCTCCCCATAGCTTAAATGAATCTAGTAAATGTAAATCTTCACCGTCAGTTAAGGTTAATTCGTTTTCACAAAATAAAATCCAACCTTCAACAGCTTCGTCATCATACCAAATACCAGGATTAGCTATTAAGTCATCTATTCGATTCATCTCCATGGAGATTTCTTTGTTTACTGGTATTTCACCTCGAATTACGGCATCTCGAAACATGCCATAATACTTTGGGGTAGCAGTGTTCGATAATGCCATATCAATTCACCTACTTTTTATTTTTTTGTTTGTTTCCATCTCCGTTTATAAGTGGCACAGGATTAGTTCTACCATTTTCAGTAGAATTATAAATTTTAGCAACGTTGTTATACAATTTAGTTCCAGTATCTAATAAATCAGAAACTGTTCTACCGGATTTAATAATTTTTTGAGTAAAATTTTGTCCCTTTTTAACTTCTTTTGGAAATAGATTTTGTATGTTTCGTTCTAGTTGAAGCCTATTATATGCTTCTTGAAGTTCTCTAGTATTGAAAAGATTTGCGTATTTATATAGTTCTTTTGCAGACCTACTTTTTAGGACTTCTCTCTTCTTTTTATCTATTCTTGCTTTTTTATTAAGTGCTTGCTTATCATTCTTTCGTTGATTTTTATTTTTAGTTGCATGCCCTAATTGTATTGGAGTTCTTCTAATTCCCCATTTCATTCCTTTTATACCAAAGTGGTATAATTCATTATTATCCATTTTGATTTACCTCCTCTTCATTCGATTGTGTTGGTTCTGCTGCTACGTTTAGACGCCATTCAAATTCGCTAATCATTCGATTCATGGATTCCATAACAGAAGAACTAAGAGGTGGATCGAAAAGTAGTTTTACTTTCATATACACATAAGATCTTATAGAAGATAGTCGTTTATCTTCTGGAATAAAATCGTTCCATGTGGCATTTTCATCTTCAATCGAAAAACCTTCAGATGGTCCAACACCCAATTGTGTTAAAACAGAAAGTACAGAATTGATATGTATAATAAGATCTTGATCAAAGTGCTCATAATCTTCGGCTATTCCAAGTAGCTTTTTTATCGAAGTCAATATACTATCCATATCGATTCTCCTTTACTATTTTACTGTTATGTATTTTGACATGCAGTATCCTTCATTACCATCTTTAGTTGTCACACTATACCATTCATTAACTGCATCTTTAATCGTTACTTCGTCAGATTCGTTAATTATTTCTACAACTTCTGAATCTATAGTTGGATTTGTACGAACATTAAGTTTTTCGCATCCATTAACAAATCCTTTTTGCATAACTGTAGCAGCTACTTGTTCCTGTTCAACTGTAGTTTGTTCTTCTGCATTTTGATCTGCTTCTTGACAATTGTCTAATGTCGATTCCTCAACTTGACTAACTTTTGGTTTGTCTGTAGATTTAAAATTTTTTGAATAATTTGAATAATTTTTACTCATTTGTCTTCCTCCTTTAAATTAATGTTTCCATGGACAAGTATCATTCTTAGTTCTTTCTATTGGAGCTGAAACCAATAAGCTTTCATCACCATAATGGATAGCATTATGCGTTGAATGCATAGTTGTAATTAAATATTCTGGATCTAATAGAATCTTAGTATTCTTTTGAATATCTTTCATACTAATAGGATTCATATGATGTATTAGAATTCTTCCTCTAATATCATGCCCTTCCATTCCTAAATCGCATCCATTATCTCGAACAATTACATAGTCTCTAACTTGTTTCCATTCTTGAGACCTATAAAACATTTGATTAATGCATCTATCGAACCCGAAAGTTTCATCTCCGATTACACCATTGAGTTGTAAATATCTGTATCTTTCTTCAAATGTTGGTAAGAGTATAAGTTCAGAATATGTTTTAATACTCATCTGGATCACCTTGTCCGTTATACCTTCGCATAGCATTAAGAGCTTCTGCATATAATTCTTCTATTCTCTTTTGAGATTCTATTGATTCTGTTTTAGCTCTTAATAATTCATTCTCTTTCGCTAATTTCTCTTTTTCGAGTTCTGCTTTGGTTGTTCCAAGTTTTAAAAAATGTGTTATAACCTGAGAAGAAGCAGTTTTGTCTCGCAACTGTTCTTCAGCAAGGTCAACAGCCAAAGATATCAACTGATTCTCTCTAGCTTCAGGGGTTAAAGCAGGTCGCATCTTCTTAGGGCCATCATTAGCTTTAGTTTTTGCCATACTTACTGCCTCCTCTCATTGAGTATTCTATTAGTTTTATAATCGTTTTGCTTAAAATGTATATAGTTTTGAATGACTTTTGGATAACATTTAAAGAGGCTTGTAGGACACGAACTTAGAAACTTACTTTATTAATAGCGAAAGGAGAATCTATTATTAAATCAAAAAATATTCGGAGTCTTATTACGGCAATAATAACCTACAAGCCCTTTTAAATATCATCCAAAAGCCAAACTGAAAATATCAATTT